GCCATTTCTGCACGTAATCCTCATATTTGAAATGTGCGTCCTTGCCGGTGCCTTCAGCGGAGAAGAACACGTTCAGGTCAAACTCATCAAATTCGCCCTGTTTGGCAATGCGCTGGATGCTCTCCGGGATTTTGTATGTAAGCATGACCATTCTCGGCAGAGCGGCGTATGGATTGACGCCTTCGCCTTTCCATTCGGCCTTGGCCCTCTGCTCATCGGAATAGGTCCAGTTATAAATCTGCTCCTCGATAAACTCACCGGAATTCAGCGCACGGAACGGCGTGCCGGAGAGATAGAGGTAATAGGTCGTGGTGATCGGCAGCCACGTTTCATCGTAAGCGTTACCGGCATCATATTTGGAAAGGTCCTCTTCGTAGGTATCCTCATCCTGCTCGAACAGCTTTTTTGCGCTGTCCTTCCATGCGCCGAAGTGGTATTCATCAAAAATGACGAGATCCCAGTTCGTAGTGTGGACCCACTCATTATTGGCCTTGATGCCGCCGGTCTCCTTGTTCACGCCAAGGAAATCCTGAAACGAGCCAAAGCAGACGATGGGCCGGGATTTATCCGCCCTCTGATACTGCTGATCGTTTGTCAGGCCGCCGGGGACGGTAGGCCGTGTGATGAACTGCCAGCCTTCAAAATCCATGTGCGTCAGCAGATCTTCACGCCATGCGGTCTGCACCGCCGGTTTGAAGGTAAGAATCAGCACACGCTTCATGCCCATTTTCTTTGCCAGCTGATAGGCCGCAAAGGTCTTTCCGAAGCGCATCTTGGCGTTCCAGAGGAATTTCGGCGTTCTGCCGCTGCCCTCCTCGTAGGCGGATTTGAAATACTTCATGGTCATATCCACGGCGTATTCCTGCTCCGGACGCATGGCGAAGGTCTGTGTGCGCTCCTCAACATTTTCCGCACCGGTCTGAACGGCCACAACAGCGGCCTTCACATCGTTCAGCGTGCATTTGAACCATTCGTTGCGGTCCTCACCGGCGTTCAGCTGCTGTTTGCCCTTTGCTTTCAGAACAGCGTGGACGTCATGGTCGGTGAAGCAGCTGCCGTCATTTTTCATGGCGGACCACTGGCCGAGGATGCGGTACGGCACGGCGGCGGTATGGACCTGTTCCTTTACACGGCTCTCAACATCGCGCTCGGTATAGCCGACCTTGATATAGCCCTGATGGGAGGCCACACCTACGAATTCATAGGCATATATCGTAGGGTGCGATTCTGGCCGTTGAGGAAAAAACTCCATTTCTGCCATTACTCGTCACCTCCGTCCATCGGTTTTATCATCGAATCAATGAAAGCTATTTCTTCATCGGAAATACCGTATTTTTCATATAATTCTTTGTCAGTCCAGCTTTTTGAAAAATCCTGCATTGGAACAAAAATGAACTTATCTTTTGAAATGTTGATCGATGAGATCGCTTGGAGCAAAAGAAATCTGGCAAACTTAGTAGAGAGGTAACTATAGCAATTGTTCGCCTCTTCCTCCGTTGCAAAATTTCCCACGAGGAAATATGAGAAAGTACATATTTCCTCTTTGCCCAAAACCTGCATTTTTGAAATAACCTTGAAACGCCCGTCCTTTCCTGGCTCGCCAGCGTGTTCGCTTGTAACCTTGCTCATCATCACCTTATATGTGTCAATATAATCTTTGCCTGTGGTGACGCTTGCACGAGGATAATAACCTTTTCCTTTACTTGACCAAAGAGAAACATCGCCATTTCGCTTTGTTTCGTGGCCTCGCTCTGCTGATCCAATACCAAAGGGACTTAGTGCACTCACCAAGGAAGATAATGATCCTTCCTTTTTCTCTAAAACTTTGTGAATGACACTTAATGCCTCGTTATATCGAACAAAGACAGGGTACTCATCCAGCTTTCTAACAAGCGTTGTTTCAGTACCGTTGTTGATATTTGTAAACTCGCAATCACCGGAATAATCCCTATCCCAAAGGAAATAACAAACACCGCCACCAATGCTCACACCGGGGAAACAATCCTTAGCATTTGGGTAATCTACTATTTTTCGGATCTTCTTTTCAGTAAGCATGGCCGATCTGAATGCATCAAGGCCCATACCACCAGCAAACCATCTCGCAGGTATTATCATGGTCAAATATCGAGGTTTGAGCTTTTTAGCCTGTTCCACGAATTTATCATAGAGAGGTGTGGCCTGAGCTGTTGCGCCGCCTGTGCTAAGCTGGTAAGGCGGATTTCCTATAATCACATCAAATTTCATGTTGAATATACCCTCCGGTTTCGTGGTATGAATCATTTCGTATGCGTGTGTTTCCAGATCGTCGGCACGATCGTACTGGCTTTGGGATGCACCACAGAAAACACATCTCCCGTTTTGCCAACGATGTTGGATATTCTTGAAACGTACATTGCCATCAATGTTGTCGAAATGGACCACGGAGTACTTGCCGTTCGCAAATTTGGAGCAATACAGGCTGCGCCGGGAGAGATGCGAGGTCAGCTCCGTAATGGCAATACCATAAAGCTGATGTTTGAAAATATGATCCGTGCGCTCCTGCAGATCCGGATAGAGCGGCTCGAGGCCCTTGAGGAGCCTTTTCGCAATTTCCCGTAAAAACACTCCGCTTTTGCAGGCAGGGTCAAGAAAAGTAGTATTGGGATCGCTGAATAATTCCTGCGGCAATAGGTCCAGCATGGCGTTTGCCACTTCCGGCGGCGTGAACACCTCATCGTTCGACAGATTTGCAATGCAGGACAGCACGTCCGGATTGTACATCGTGTTATAGAGATTATTGGCCATGATCTTGGACCCTCCTGTAATCCGTGACATAGGATGTGAGGAATTCACCCTCGTCACTCGGTTTTTCTTCCAGCATGGAGAGAAGACTCATCTGTCCGTCTGCGTCCATGTCTTTTTTCTTCTTTTTCTTTGCCGCCTTGGGCTCGTATTCACCGGCCAGCAGTTTATCAAAGTGGTAGTCTTTCCGTTGCATTTTCGTTCCCATTACGAAGGACCACTCCGAAAACACAATAGGCTCGTCCGTATCGTTTCCGTCCTCATCGACCACCTTCAGGCTCAGCGCATTGCCGCAGACGATGTTCCGGCTGAGTATAAATCGCACGGCCTCCCGGCAATCCTCGCTGACTTCCTTCTTGCAGATATTCTCATATTCCGCATTCCAGATATCATAGAGCCGCTGGCGGCAGGCGATCACGTTGTCGATCAGCAAATCCACGCCATAAATGCTCGCCACGGCGGTGACCGACTGTTTCTCAAATTCGAGAGGCAGAGGTTTTTTCTTTCTCGGAGGTATAGCCCGTTTCTTTGCGGCCTCCAGCTTGCGGCGCAGGATCTCAGCAACGAAATTGCCGTCACCGCACGCCGGCTCCAAAAACCGGCTGTCAACACGCTCCGTCTCCTGTTTTACCAAATCCAGCATGGCGTTGACCTCACGCTCGGCTGTGAATACCTCACCGTGCTCGGCCACACGCTCTCTGGATTTTACCTGTTTCGTCATTCTTTGCCCTCCTGTTCAGCGGAGAGCCAAAGTTCCTCCAGCCGGTCAAATTCTACATTATTCTTATCGCAATACTCCTTGATGCTTTTCATAGCCATCAGGTTGGGTCTCGTTTTGCCGGTTTCCCAGCGGTTTACCGTGGAAAACGAAACATTAACTTTCTTCGCAAACGCCTCCTGTGACAGGAAACTGCGCTGGCGTATTCTCTTTAATTCCTCTGCAAAAGTCATATCGGCATCTCCTTTGCAATCCATCGGCATAGATATAGCATTATTATATCATGAAATTATGAAAAAATCTACTGCTTTCGGAAATTTTCCGGGAGCAGTAATTTTTTGTCTTTTTTTCGTTCAAAACAGACAGTTTTGTCAAGGGGGTACTGGAGAGAAAAAAGTTCAGATTTTTTAGACCAAAATGTCCTCTCGCGTCCAGTGGTTACTGAGGGAAGAAAAAACTTCCGAAATAGCGGTCCACTTCACCGGTTTTTGTCAAGGGGAGATTGAGAGAAGAAAATTTCAAAATCTTTCGTTCAAAACCGACAAAATCCTCCAGTGGGTAGTGGGAAAAATCGTTTCAGGTAATCCGTCCGATGGCCATGACGGCACGGGGACTTTCGGTAAAGGGTGACGGTCGATGACAATCTTTTCAGGAACTTTTCTTTAGGACCTAAAAAAACAACCATATAGAAAAAGTTATGGAATGCACCGGCACCGAGTGTCACCAGAAAGAAAAGCTATTATGAGACCAGCAATTTCATCAAGCAACGGTGAAACGATTGACCTTCGCTGAAAAGCTACCGTTTCAAGCAAAAACGCCGAAAAGCCAGTTGATATAAGGGCTTGAGGCAATAAGGTGCAGGTCGTGAATGTCTTTTCAGTAAGTTTTCTTAGTAGCATTAAAAAACAGCATATAGAAAAAGTTACGGAAACGACCTACCGCGACCTGCACCTTTGAGTGAAAAGCCTGATAAATACTGCGTTTACATCGGTTGAAAGTGAAACGATAGACCGGCACCTTCATCCATCGTTCCGATCAATGCAGTTGGATACAGTGATGGAATAAGACTTCCCCGGTAATTTGTGGAGGTCGTGGATGTCATTTCACTAACTTTTCTATAGGCCTTGAAAAAATAGCATATAGGAAAAGTTTCGGAAAGGAACCGCACGACCTCCACAGATGAGTGAAAATCCTTATGCCGCAAAGCTTCGTGGTTGTTTTTACTGAAACGATAAAAAAGTTTCAATTTCTTTCGTTCAAATGAACCGGTTGTGTCCAGTAGTAGGTAGAGAGCATGAAAGGCGGTGATGCGTATGGTTGTGTTCCGATGACCGTAGGGCGGTCAAAATCTCTGTGCCCTTCCGGTCCGGACAGCGGCGTGGGGTCACGAACGCAAAAACCATAATTCAAACGGGGTATTAACCTCAAAGCAAAAAAACAGGAGGAAACTACGATGTTTCACAGATTGATTTATCACAAAAACGCTCCACTTTCGCAGGCAAACCTGAAGGATTTCTCTACGAAAAACTACACCTGCGTAAAGCTGATGCGCACCAGCCATGGAAAGCCTGTGGCAATTCTCGAAAGCAATGACACCAAGAACTGGCACTGGCGTGTGCAGTACGGCTTTTCGTGCTTGGTATTCAAGACCTATGCCGAAGCCGTGAAATTCTGCCGGGGCCGCTTCTCTGAACTAGAGGAGGCCGCCGATGAGAATCACTGACGAAAACGGCATTCCGGGGACCAGATATTTCCCGGTAATCGCCATCGATGATTCCGGTCGGCAGAAGGTGGCATTGTTCCCGGCGATGTCGGCGGCTCAATTCAAGCGCTCCGACAAGCCATATCTTGAGGAAATCATGCCTCACATTTTCCAGCTTCACGACCATGCGGATACGGCAGAAATTGCCTGTCCCTACTGTGGCCGGAAGATGGGCCACTACACTACATCAAAATTTACCGCCGCTTACTACTGCGGCAACTGTCTGTAAGGAGGACAACATCATGAATAACGAATTCAAAAGCAAACTGATCAACACCGAGATTTCCAGCTACGGCAAAGAGTTCTGGAACGCCATGCGTGGAATCGACTCAAGCTACACTTCCATCACCGCTGGCAAAAACAGCATGACGGGTACATTCTTGCTCCCGTCCGGATCGGCATCTAAGTATGCGACCGTACTGGAACTGAACAATGTATTCCGCAGAATCGGTACCGTTATTTCGGCTATGTCCAGTGACGGCAGAATCTGGCTCACGGATACTACGATGACGCCCGAATGGGTACCCGAAGGAGGCGTAATTCCTACCTCCGTTGATCCCGATGTCACAAAAAAACCGGTCAACGCTCACAAGCTGGCCATCATCACGTCTGTCGACTGCGATCTCGTAGGCGATGCCTGCTTCGACCTTGAAAACTGCCTGATGAAGCAGTTCGGTAAGCGTTTCGGTAAGGCCGAGGAGGACGCTTTCATCAATGGCACAGGCGTGGATATGCCCAAGGGCATACTGCACGATACCGAGGGAGCCGAAATTGGCGTGACGGCCTCCGGCGAAATCACCTTTGACGATGTGCTGGCTCTGTACTTCTCCGTGGACAAGCAGTACCGCACGGACGGCTCGTGGCTGATGAACGATGAAACAGCCCTGAAGCTGAAAACACTCAAGGATCAAAATGGTCAGTATCTCTGGAATCAGAACAGCAATACTGTTCTCGGCAAGCCGGTCCATATCTCCGAATTCATGCCCTCGGACGGCAGGCCTATCGCCTTCGGTGATTTCTCGTATTATCAGGTCATCGACCGTATGCCGCTGACGGTCCGCACCCTCTATGAGAAGTTCGCGCTGGAACAGAAAACGGGCTACCTCGGCGTGGAGTATCTGGATGGTCTCCTGATCCGTCCAGAGGCTGTGAAGGTCCTCTCGACCGATCCGTCCGTTTCCAGCGGCGAAGGGATTCAGGAGGATGCCGATGAACTCTGATCAGAATTTCACTCAGGAAGCCGTTAATCAATCGGCAACAAACATAATGCATGAAGGCAGTATTCTCTTATGCCCGCAGTGTGGAAAACTCGTTACACAGCGGAGCGGACATAAGAAGAAATTCTGCTCGGACCGCTGTCGGATGGCTTACTGGAATTCCCATCAGGATCAGATCTTGCGGAGAGCGTATTACACGCTCTCCTGCAAGAACTGCGGAAAGGAATTCCAAAGCTACGGTAACGCGAACAGAAAATTTTGCTGCCGATCTTGTTACGAAATCTACAGAAAGAGAGGAAAACAACCATGATGAGCAAGTTCACTTGCAGCGAGATTGAGAGATTGCGTCTGGATGGCTATGGACCGACTGCTATTGCGGACGAGCTCTATCTCTCGGTCAATACCGTCAAATCATACATCCGCAGGCATTCTCGACTGAGAATCACATCCCGCTGCTTGTACTGTGATCGACCGATCTCACAAACAAAAGGCCGTAAGGTTAAAAAGTTCTGTTGCGACCGGTGCCGCAGTGCGTATTGGAATTACAAATATCGCAAAGGAGGCAATCCTCATGGAAAAGGAAAAAGTAAGCTCTGAAGTGTACGGTCCGGACAATCTCATCCGTTATCATACAGCCCTGTCCTTCGTGGATCGGCTGGTGAGAGAGGGCTTTCTACGTCCTGCGGATCAGGTTGAAATCTACACAATGATCGCCCGTAAATACGGGATCGAATTGGACAGTATATTTGCCGCATAACGCTTGCTATTCAGGCCGTTAAGAGTGATATATACAGTACCCATACTTTGATACAACGGAGGCAGATTATGGCAAGAGAAGTAAAACAGGTCACATTCACGAAAGCGGCCATCACCAAACTGACGAGAGTGGTGGCATACGCACGGGTGTCTTCGGCAAAGGATGCGATGCACCACTCCCTGTCAGCGCAGGTCAGCTATTACAGCGGCCTAATCCAACAGCATCCCGGTTGGCAGTATGTCGGCGTGTATGCGGACGAGGCCAAAACCGGCACCAAGGATACCAGAGAGGGCTTCGTCAGGCTCGTATCCGATTGCAAGGCCGGGAAGGTCGATATGGTCATTACCAAATCCATATCCCGCTTTGCCCGGAACACGGTCACGCTTTTGGAGACGGTCCGGGATCTGAAAGCCCTCGGAATTGACGTCTTTTTCGAGGAGCAAAACATTCACACCCTTTCCGCTGACGGGGAACTGATGCTTTCGATCCTTGCGTCCTACGCACAGGAGGAGAGCCTTTCGGCCAGCGAAAACCAGAAATGGCGTGTACGTAAGAATTTCGAGGAAGGCAAGCCGTGGAACGGGACCATCCTCGGATACCGCTACAGAAACGGCGCGTACATTGTGGTCCCAGACGAGGCCGAAACAGTCCGGTGCATTTTCCGGGAGTACCTTTCCGGCAAGGGCATCGTTTCCATAGCAAATGGTCTAAACGCAGATGGTGTGAGGACCCGGTACGAAAACGCATGGAGCAAGGGTGGCGTTTCACGCATCCTACGCAATTATGCCTACACCGGAAACCTGCTTCTCCAGAAGACCTTCCGGGAAAACCACCTGACGAAAAAGACCATGGTCAACGAAGGCCAGATGCCGATGTACCACGCTGAGAATACGCATGTGGCCATCATCAGCATGGAGGAATACGAAGCGGTGCAGGCCGAAATTGCACGGAGGGCCGCAAAGTACGTGCCGCCTGACCGGTGCTTTACCGGACGGTATCCGTTTTCCGGCCTGATCGTATGCGCTCACTGCGGCAAGCACTATAGGCGAAAGGTCACGGCCACCGGTCCGGTCTGGATTTGCAGCACCTACAATTATCAGGGCAAGGCCGCCTGTCCGCTTTCCAAGCAGATACCGGAGCCTACGCTGACGACCCTGACCGCTGATATGGATATTGGCGATTTAACGGAAATTGTAGCCGAGAGCGGCAACAGGCTGGTATTCCGCTTCAAGGACGGCACAAAAGCCGTTAAACGCTGGCAGGACCGGTCACGGGCCGAAAGCTGGACACCGGAGATGAAAGAGGCCGCAAGGCAAAAAGCGATAGAAAGGAACAGGCACAATGGCTAATATCACTGTAATTCCGGCAACGAAAACGCTCCATTCCAAAATGACGGTCAATGCACGAAGCAGACGCAAGGTGGCCGGGTACGCCCGTGTTTCCACCGACAGCGAGGAGCAGCTCACCTCCTATGAGGCGCAGGTGGATTATTACACCAAATTCATCCGCTCGAATCCGGATTGGGAGTTCGTGGACGTGTACACGGACGAAGGCATATCCGCAACGAACACCCGTCACAGGGATGGCTTTAACCGCATGATTGCGGATGCGCTGGCCGGGAGGATCGACCTGATCGTCACGAAATCCGTCAGCCGCTTTGCCCGAAATACCGTGGACAGCCTCACTGCCGTCCGCAAGCTGAAGGAACACGGCACTGAGGTCTATTTCGAGAAAGAGGGTATTTACACCTTTGACAGCAAGGGTGAACTGCTGATCACCATTATGTCGAGCCTTGCCCAAGAGGAGAGCCGCTCCATTTCCGAAAACGTCACATGGGGCCAGCGCAAACGCTTTGCGGACGGAAAGGTCTCGCTGCCGTACAAATCCTTCCTCGGGTACCGCAAGGGGCCGGATGGTTTGCCGGAGATCGTGCCGGAGGAATCGGAGATCGTCCGAGAGATCTACAAGCTGTTCGTTCAGGGCAAAACGGTAAACTGGATCGCAACGCACCTTACCGCCAAGGGCATCCCCACGCCTCGGGGCAAAGAAAAATGGCAGACCAGCACCATCGAGAGCATCCTGACGAACGAGAAATACAAGGGCTCGGCGGTTTTGCAGAAGAAGTTCACGGTGGATTTTCTGTCAAAGAAAATGAAGGTCAACGAGGGTGAGGTACCGCAGTACATCGTGGAGCAGAGTCATCCGGCCATTATCGATCCGGCCCAATGGCAGAAGGTGCAGGATGAGATGGCGGTCCGCAAATCCAGAGGCAAGCACCACAACAGCCTTAGCCCGTTTTCCGCAAAGATCGTCTGCGGTGATTGCGGCGATTTCTACGGTAGCAAGGTATGGCACAGCACGGACAAATACCGCAGAGTGATCTGGCAGTGCAACGGAAAGTTCAAGGGCAAGGAGCGCTGCGCCACACCGCATTTATACGAAGAGGATATCAAGCGGCTGTTCCTCCGTGCCGTTGCCCAGCTTACAGAGGACTGGGAGGTACTGCTGGAGACCTGCCGGATGATCCATGACGAATACCTGAACACGGACGCCATTGACGCAGAGTGCGCCACGCTCAATGATGAGATCGAGATCGTTTCCGGCCTCACGAAAAAGCTGATTGCCGAAAACGCCACCACCGCCATTCCGCAGGACGAGTACAACAGGAAATATGATGCGCTGGTCGAGCGTTACCATGCGGCGCAGGACCGGCTGGATGAACTTCAAAAATTGAGAATTACACGGAGCTTTCAGGCCGATGTGCTGGAATGCTTCATGTTCGAGATAAAGGCCATCGATATCACGCTGCCGCTGGAATTCACGGATCGCTTCTGGAACAACCTGATCGACCGGGTAACGGTCTACCACGATGGCCGGATGGTATTCCGCTTTAAGAACGGCACAGAGGTCACGGAAACGCTCTGATGCCGAAAAGCAAAACAGCCCGTGACGGGGATCAGCCGGTCCTCATCACGGGCATTCTTTGTGTGAAACGGTAGTCAATTTTTGAAACGATAGGATACGGGCCTCCGGTAGATAGCCTCAAAGCAGGTCCATAAAGGAGAAAAGCGGCTCATTTTCACCCTCTGACGGGGCCTCAAATGCACCCGCTATTTTGCAGAAACGGCCTATTTGCAAGGCTTTTCGTGATAAAATGAAACGGACCGGTAATCGACACATTGTATCAATTACCGGTCCAGATTTGGTAGAGCAGGCGCTCCTGGAAG